CAACGAAACTCGTAGCCGTCCTGCGGTTCCGGGTTGCTTAACACATCCGGTTTAACCCAGTGTCGCTTACGAGTTTTCGTATCGCGTGTTTCGTGATCTCTTTTAACTCTATTTTCAGCCATCACTATCCCTCAGTTTTATTTAATGCAGCCATTTGTTTGGCGTATTCTTCGAGTGGAACTCCCAATTTCCTTGCTATGGCTTGTGCAGATTGCGATAGTCTTACTTTCTTAGGACTTGTGCTCCGCGCTGCGGGTGCAACTACATTTGACCTTGGCTTGGGTTTCTCTACTTCTTCTGCCCCTCCTTCATTAAAGTAGTCAGGGTAGAAAGATCGCATACGAACATCAATTTGTTCATAGTAAGTATCCTCCTGTGGCGTTATGTCGTTCCTCATTAGCGATTGGTGTATCGCCATTGCAACATCTCGCATATCTTGGTTTTCTTTAAACCAAGGGTTGTCATTCGCCCATTTTTCGGCTCTGGGGTCAGCAACTCTTGATTGTTGTACAGGAGTTTCTTCTTCTTGTAAAGGCGGCAACGCAAAGTTGTCCAGCCTATCAGAACGTATCTTAACGTTAGTCAGAGCTTCCTGTGCTTCTACCACACGATCTGCTTCTCCTGACTCATACGCTTCTTTATACGTTTGTTTCGCTGCTTCTAATTCAGACTCCGTAGCACGTTTAGCCTGCTCTAAAAGAGCTTCCTGATTCTTGTTAACAGTACCTTTTAACTCTTTATTCTCATCAATAAGTCGTTGGGCGTACTGTTCTAGTTCTTCACGCTCTCTTTGGGCCGATTCCTTTGCCCGCCGTTCATCGTGATAGCCCTTACTAAAATGTTTGATTCGTTGTTGAACCTTCTCAGAATAGTCGGCTAACTCATCATCTGTAACATCAGACGGGGGTTCAGAAGGTTTACGGTTGCGATCTGCTTTAGGAGTATCGTCGTATACCTCGACTTCAACTTTATCTTCTACTTCTGGTTCTACTTCCGGCTCTGGCTCTTTGTAATCCTCTGCCGTTTTCTTACCAGATAAATCTATTTCAACCTCGCCCGAATCTTCCACTTCTATTGCTGCATCCTCTTGTTCATCTTCAGGGAACTCAAATTCTACTTTCTGAAATGCCATGTCTTACTCCCTATACTCGCTCTATACCACGATGGTCAGCCACAACTGCTTCGATTGAATCATCATTCATCAGTCGGTACTCTGAACCATCAATAGTAAACCTAGTGCCAGTATTAGCGCGAAACATAACATAATCCCCGGTTTTACACCAAGCCCCAGTAGGGAATCTATCCTCATCTGAGTATGCCTGTTTGCCCATATCAATCACCACTCCGATAATCGACATGACTTGTTCGTTATTTTTAGTAGTAACTGATTTTAGTAAGTCAGTTCCTTCAAACGCCTCTTCCACTTGAGGCATTGCTACTAATACCTTATACCCAACGGGTACAGGTAATTGTGCTTCAAACTCTTCTTCCGTTATGCTCGCTTGCGCGGTATCAGTCATCTTCGTACTCCATATTGCGCGAAAGGTCTTCGATATAGCCCAAGCAGGTGTCCAGACCTCGTAATAACCCTGCCGTTTCCTTATACTGAGAGAAGTCCTTTACCGCTCCCCCCACCAAGAAATTTGTTGCAGAAGCTTTATCAGCTTCGATTCGCTCTCTTAAAACATCTAATACGGTCTTAGCCACTAGGTATCTCTTTTAGTGTCTTTAACTGTTTTAAGAAGATCCAAGTCTAATTTAGTGCTGTCTTTTCTACGATCAGCTGCCAGTTTAGCCCCGGCTTTCTGTGCATCGATTTGAAGTTCCTTCTCATCAAGTTCAAGTTGTTTCGCATCAATCATCGTATCTGCTTGATCTTTCTGCGTTTTTCTCTGTAGATCTGCTGCTTGTAACTGCGTATCAGCCTGATCTTTCTGTGCTTTACGCTGCACTTCTTGTTGTCTGACTTGCAGTTCTGCTTGCTTTAACTGAAGCAGTGGATCTTGTGCTTGCTGCTGTGCTTTCTGTTGTGCTGCCTTCTGCTGGTTGGCTTGCGATACTTGTTGCCCAGCTTGCGCCACCACACGAGCCAGATTGACTTCGACCTCTTCCGACAACTCTGAGTTCGGTGCAGGTAGTGGAGCACCCATCTTTTCTTCGACCTGCTGGCGATACAAGAACGCCATATGCTCCGCAAGGTGCGCCTGTAGTGCTGCCATGATCTGCTGCCCTTTCGGATTCTGACCGATCATCTGAGCTACCATCGGATCTTGCATAAACGCTCTGTGTGCAGCGATATGTGCTTCGTGGTCCTGATAGATAAATGCTCTTAAAGGTTTACCATTAAGGGCGTCCATGTTCTCGCTGACCGGATCGGTAGGTTTAGCATCGTCCTTGGTCGGAACAAGCTTATCCGCGTTCTTAATGCCCAACACCTCGATCATCTGCCTGTGCAACTGCGGTAGGTCATATATCTGTGGTGCTGACTGTGACATCTGCAATACAGCCTGATACTGAACCACCCGCTGTGCCATCGTAGAACTATTCGGATCACTGACGGGTATGACATCCACCATCATGTAATCAGCCTGCCGTGCTGTGACAGAACCTCTTATAGGCTCATAAGAATATTCTGGCGGTGCATACTCTGCCATGATTGACTTGAGCATCTTAAACTCTTGCTTCATGGCGTAGTGGACACGAGCCTGTACCGCAGCCATCGGCTTCAGCGTTCTTTCCAATAATGCGAGTGTCGTACCCACAGGAGCATTAGCTGACATATCAGAAATATTCATATCACTGATAGCCCCTAACCGCCTTCCTTCCTGCGTTATCTGATTCAATAAAGCTAAGAGTGTTTGACTAGGCTCTTTATAAGGAAGCGCCATGATATTATCGCGTATGCTTCCAGACGGTACATCCACATCCTTGAACTCACCCGGCTCTATGGGCGCATCATCTCCTTTGATACGTAGCCCACGAGTTTTTAGACCCCCCGGTAAATTAGAAAGTGTGCCAGCGTCCACCAACTGCCGTATAAGTGACGTACCTGCTTTAGCGTACCCCCCTATTATATGTATCAGACCTAGACCGTAAAACCCAAACCCCGGCACATATACGTAATGTACGAAATGCTGGCGCTTTAACATCAAAGGATCGTCAGGGTTCCAGTTACGTCTTATAGCTAAAACTTCAGAAGAACCACGTTCTATTGTTACCACATAAGGTTTAGCAATCTCGTCATCGGAGTCGTCTACACCCTCAATCACCAGATCTGCGTGTATCTCATACACCGCGTACCGATCATCATCTGTTATAGAATACCCACCTTCTTCCGCTTTACGTTCTTCTATATCTGTGTGGTACGGCTGCGGCTCACCAAGATCTACCTCTTTGTAAAATCCTGATGCTTGTAATTTTTTAAGCTCGTTCTTTGTCTTACGCATTACGTGAGTCACACGCTCTGCGCTCTCTACATTAGACGCTCCGTAAGGGACGATGACATCTTCGGCTGGTATGTACATAGCCATCTGCCGACCGATATTCGGATCATAGTAGACTTTCTTAAACGCTGACCCAGCCAGACCAAGACTATAGAGTAGTCGTTCATGCTCCGGTCTGTATTCGACCATGCGCTCTGTAAGCTCGTAGTTCATGTCAGCTTTGACACGTTGCGCGGCTTCGTCCTTCTCCTTAGTCTCTTCTCCTAAAATCTTTACTCGGACGGGGCCAGCGGCGGGGAAGGTTTCACTCATTGCCTCTGCTTGGAAACGTATAGCCGCTTCTGCTAAGACAGTAGAATAAACACCGCAGGCTCCTTCCCAAGGATCATTACGTTCTTCGTATTGGAACCCAAGAACATCTAAACCTTTTACAAACGTATCAGCCCAATCTTTTCTGCTGGCTGTGTCTGCGTCTACAGAACCTATCAAATCGTCGGATAAACCATTAAGCGTGGAGTCATCTAATACTTCAGCCAGATTGTCATCAAAGGCAACCATGTCACCTACATCAGCGTCAGGGACGATGGTTATCTCAACGCTGCCGTCATCAAGAGTAACCATCTCAGGGTTAACGATCTCTATTTCAAGACCCTCTTCCTGTTCTAACGCTGCCTCATCAATCCCTGTTGGGGCCGAATATAGTCCTTTCTCTACTGCCATTAGTAATACCCACCCCTGCGTTGTTTGAAGTACCGTATATCCTCTGGCTCATCAGTGGGCAATCGTATAAACCCGCCCTGTCTAAATCTCATAAGCGCCATCACTGTTGAGTCAACTAAGTCATCATGGCTCATAAACGGAAAACCTGCAATTTCTTCGATTACCTCTTCTGCCCACCGTGTAGGAGGAACCCACACCAAACCAGACGCTACAATATCAGATACTGAATTTAATCGTGCAAGTTTATCACCTGATCCTCTATGGGGGGTATACTCAGATACAGGCAATCCCATACGCCTCATCTCCTGATACAAGGCCGTACCCGAACTCTTCTTCTCCACAATGAATGCGTCTGGCTCCCACTCGGCATACTCCTCCATAGCCAAGTCTTTTAGCTCTGGGAACTCCATCCGCTTCTTGATGCTGTTAAGGAGGATGATGTTATACGCTTCATTCTCTTCATTGAGAAACACACCCCACGTAGTTAACGCTGTGTAGTCAGCCCTGTTGTGAGTTTCTGCTGCTGCGTCCAATGACATGATAACGTACTCACAAGACGGTGGATCACCCTGCTCCCACATCTGCCACCACTCACGTTTGACCAGTGCGGCTTCTTCTGCTGTCGGTTCCTGCTGATACTGAGCATTCCACTGAAACGCTGGCATGGATGCTTTTGTTCGTGATAACGCCTCAAGGTCAAAGAACTCAGGC